CGAAGCGTCGCTGGTGGATCTCCCCGCCGCCGGCGAGAAGCAAATCCTCTTTGACGCCGCGCGCGAGGAAGACCGCATTAACGGCAACCTGTCGCTCAACAAGGGGGCGGTGGTCTATACGCGGCGTGCCATCCTCCCCGGCAGTCTGCGCCTGGTCGTCGGCGGTGTTGATGCGCGCGACAGCGGCGGCGTTATCAGCAGCGCCGGCAACGACATCGGCACCGTCGATTACGCCGCCGGGCGCGTCAGCATTAACGAGAACCTCGGTAGCGGCTGGACACTGTACAGCCGCCCCGCTGCCGAGTATCTGCAAGTAGCGGATACGGCAGCAATAGCCGTATCAACGGGGACACGCTCCTACAACTACGTCATGACCATCAACCCCGCCCCGGCGCCGGGCAGCCTGCAAGTCTCCTACCGTGCGCAGGGCCGCTGGTACGATCTGCGCGACAACGGCACCGGTGCCCTGCGCGGCATCAGCGCTGCACACGGCAGCGGCGCGGTCGATTACCGCAGCGGCACCGTCACCATCACCTGCGGCGAGCTGCCCGATGTCGGCTCCGAAATCCTCTACGCCTGGGGCAGTCCGGCCACCGCCAAGAACCGCAGCGACAGCACCCCCGCTGTCACCATGCTGCTGCAAATGGAGGCAGGTGTCGCGCCCGGCAGTGTCAAATTAAGCTGGACGGACAATGGCGCCAAAGCCGCCCAGGATGACGGCATGGGCAACATCACGGGGGCATGGACGGGGACGGTGGACTACCGCAGCGGCGACATTACCCTCAGCCACTATCCCGGCGGCGAGCAGCATCTTGACGTGAAAGTGGATTACTCGGTGGGTGAGCCGCAGACACAGGAGTTTAAGGCCCCGGCGCGGGGGCATGACGGCAACGTCACCCTCAACCTCGCGCAGCGGCAAATCAAGCCGCGCAGCTTCGAGATGACCTTTAATGTCCTCGTGGAAGACTACGACCACAAGGTACAGGAGGGCGAGGCCTACACGCGGCAGGTGGACCCCTACGTCACCGTGCGCGACAACGGCAGCGGCGGCCTGGTTGACGGCACTGGCACGAACTTCGGCAGCATCGACTACGCCACGGGGGCGGTCAAATTCAAGCCGGATTACGTGACCCGCATCCCGAAACCCATCTACCGCAAGCAGCCGATGGGCGAGAAAATCGTCAGCACCCAGGGCAACCAGCAAACCGTCAAGCCGCTGTACCGCCTCGTCTTTGCCGGTTACGAATACATCAATGCCCTTGCCAGTGCGCCGATTGACGACAGCTTTGTGGTGACGGTGCGCTATCGCGGCCAGCAAAGTGAGGACGCGCGTACGAAACAGGCGACCAGCGGCGTCTTGCGTGTCGATCTGCTGCCCACCTTGCACGAGCGCGTGGTTCCCGGCAGCGTCTGCTTTACGACCGGCAGCGAGACCTACTTTGACCGCCGTGGCGAACTCTACTACCGCCTCAATCCCGCCACCGGTGCCGCCAGCAAAGCGGGCAGCATCAACTACGAGACCGGCATTGCCGTGGTCGAACTGGCCGAAGGCAGCGCGGTGCGCCTGCTGGCCCTGGCGGGGACGGTCAAGGGCAACCCGGTGGACGAGGCGGTGTGGCGTATCCCCTCGGCACCGGTGCGCCCGGCCTCGCTACACATCACCGCTACCCCGCTCACCGGCGGCCAGCTCAGTGTGCGCGCGGATGCGGGGGGCAAGATTGAGGGCAGCAATATCGAGGGCAGCATTGACTACGAAACGGGCGTGGTGCGGGTGCGTTTTGGCCGCCTGGTCACCGCCGCCGGGAATGAGGGCAAATACTGGTACAACCCGGACGCGGTAGAGAACGGCAAAATCTGGGAACCTATCCCGGTCTATGCCGACACCATCACCTACTCGGCGGTCAGCTACGCCTACCTGCCGCTGGATACCTCCATCATCGGCATCGACGCCGTGCGTCTGCCCGCCGACGGGCGGGTGCCCATCTTCCGGCGGGGCGACATGATTGTCATCGGTCACCGTCTGGAGGACGACCTCGGCAGCGCCCACACCGCCGGGCAAACCGTGCAGCTCAGCCGTAACGATCTGGACGATATCTGCCTGCGCGACGCGAAAGGGGTGCCGATTGAGGCCAAGTGGTACGACTATGACCTGCAAAGCGGGAAAATCACCTGGGCGACGCCGCTTGACCTCTCCGCCTACACCCTGCCGATCAAGGCCGGCCATAGCCGCGAGGAGGAGAACCGCATCATGGTCGCCGACATCGACGGCACCTTGACCCTGCAATTCCCGGTCGCGCGTGACTATCCCGCCGGCGAGACCTATATCTCCTCCGCCCTGATTGGCGGCGACCTGCAATGCCGCGTCTCGCCGCCGTTCTCGCAAAAGACCTTCGACAACGTCTGGGATGACAACCCGCGCGGCGACGGTATTGCCGCCAAGCTGAACAGCAAGGATTACCCGTTCCGCCTCACTGATGATGGCGCCGTCACCGACCGCTGGGCAATCGTCTTCAAGGACGGCAACCAGTTTGAGCTGTACTCCGAGGCGGTCGGTTTTGTCGGCAAGTTTGACACCCTCTCCGACTTGGCACCGCTCAATCCCGCCACCGACAAGCCCTACTTTGTCTTGCCCAAAGGCGCCTTTGGTATCAACAACGGCGCCAGTGCCTGGGCCTACGGCAACACCATCCGCTTTAGGCGCTGTGGCACCCACATGGGCGTGTGGATACTGCGCGCGGTGCAGCCGTCCGCCAAGCGGCAGCACAGCACGGACGGCTTTATGGCCTGTCTCAGAGGCAACACCACCGAAATCAATCCCTAGGAGGCGATATGAGCTTTTTGAACCCCGTCCCCGTCCCGGCGACGTACTACTCCTCGGAAGATGCCGAGGCACCACAACTGGGCGCCGACCTCACCGGCGGCGTCAAGACCGTGCTTAAGGCCTGCCTGGTCACCGGCTACGGCACGAAACCGGGCGCCGGTTGGACCATGACCGGCGAGGAGGATCACAAGGCTGTCTTTACTGCGCCTGACCCCGCGCCGCAAGTATCCCTCACGGTGGACAGCAGCAACGCGCAATGGACGCTGTTTGACCTCCTGTGGCGCGGCCACAAACAGGGTCTGGTGCCGACCACGCATGGCTATATCAAGGCGGCACCCCACATAGGTATCAGCCCGCGCTGGCAGCTTGTCGCCACAAAACGCGGCTTTGCCTTTATCCCGGACTATGTGTACAACAGCCAGAGCAACCAAACCATCTTCTACTTTGGCGGTCTCAACCACAACCTCACCAACCCCGCCGGGCAGGACTTTGCCTGCTATTGCAGCACAAGGAGCAGCGGTCTTGATGGCTCCGCCCTCATCAACGATTTACTGTCCGGCTCGCCGCGGGCACTAGGCGCCGGAGATCTGGTCGAGGATGGCAACATCCAGGCACGGGTAGGGTTTCGGTCCCTGATTACTGCGGTCACGGGCGGTGCGCAGGCCATACGGCCACTAGCGGGCATCGCCGCCAAGACCTATGCCGAAATCTACCTCACCCGTGCCCCGCTTATCCTCGGCAAGCTGCCCGGCCTGCTCCTGTGCTCGCATTACGACGACGTGCCCGGCATCACCACGATTGACGGCTCACCGCACCGCTGGATCTATACGCGGCAGAACAATACCTTCCGTGAGACTGAAAGCGACATGAACGGACTAGGCCTGCTGGTGAATCTCGACGAATGGGGGTACTGATGATAGACCGCCCCTATTACAGCACCGATGCCAAGCGCAAGGCCTACTTTGCCGGGTTGGAGGATGGCATTGTTACCGCCGGCGGACAAGCCGCGTGCAAACCGCTGCTGGTTCTGGACGCACACACGATGGTTGTCGTTACCACTGCCCGCTCGCTGGATAACGGGCGCTACCTGGTGCGCGGTCTTGAGGCCGGTAAGGAATACCTGCTGATGGCGCGCGACACACAGCGCGGCTATGACCCCTGCTGCTACGACTACATCAAGCCCGCCACTATCCTTGACGGTAACGGACAAGTCGAGTTGTGGGCGTCATGGCTGTAGCGCCCGACCGGTTGCCGCTGCCACTGACAGCAGCGGCAACCTCACCACCAGCCGACCGCCTGCCGTTACCGTTGGGCGGAACGGCGCCACCACCGCCAAAGCCGCCACCCAAACCACAGCCCAAATGGGTGAAAATCAGCGGTTGCGCTGCGGTCACAACGGCGCCGACGCTGGACGTTGCGACCTGCCTTGAGCAGCGCCACCACATTGCCCCTGTCGTCGCCCGCCTGGCCGCGAACCACACGCCGATGCTGGATGTGGTGCGCTGCATGATGTTTACCGTCGCCGGATTACCGTCGCTCACCGCCTGCACTCAGGCCGCCACCACACCGACCTACCGCCTCGCCACCTGCCTGCCGGTCACCCTCAACGCCTACCCGCGCATGGGCAACTGCGCCATCCCCCCAATCGGCACCGCGCCACCGCTTGCCAACTGCGCGAGCGCCATGCAGCCGGGCAATCCCCTGCTTAAAGGCTGCAAAACGCCGCGCGTTACCGTCGCCCCGCAGCTTGTCAACTGCCACCGCCAGCACGGCTGGGGGTGGCCACTGGCCCATTGCCACAGCCTGCGCTACCCGCGCGCCGTGCGCCCGCCCTGCGAGTACTACCCCATCCCGCTACCGCCACCGCCGCCGGACGTCTCGCCCTGCCGGGTGCGCCCGCCATCGCACCGCCTGCCGCTGCCGTTGACGCGGCGACGCATTAACCGCGACCCATCCCGCCTGCCACTGCCGCTGCGCTGCTGGCACGACAGCGACACCACCGACCTGCCCACCCTGCCCGGATACATCATGCACAACAGAATCAGCGCCGAATTTAACGGCCAGACCTTACAAATCCTCGCCCTTACCCTCAAAGCCGACACCGACGGCTACTGCTGGCAGGGCGACCTCACCCTCGCCCCCGCCGATTTTGCCAAGCTGCAAATGGACACCCGCCGAGCGGGCGACGAGGCCGTCATCACCCTGCGCATCAACCACCAGCGCTGGGACATCCTCGCCGAAGACTACCGCGACACGCGACGCTTCATCGGCCACAGCTACACCATCACGGGCAGATCCATCACTGCCAAACTGGGCGCGGACTACACGCAGGGGCGGCATATCAAGTACGAACAAAGCCGCTACGCGCGACAAATCGCCGACGAACAGTTGCAGCCGACGCCCTACACCATCGCGGGCTGGGACGCGGTGGATTGGCTGGTGCCGGGCGAAAACTACACCGTGAGCGGACAAACCCCGATTGCCGTGGTGATGGACATCGCGCAGGCCATCGGTGCCTTTGTCGAGTCGCACCCCTACGAGCCGCAACTCTTTGTGCGCCCGGTGTGGGGAAAAGCCGCGTGGGAAAAACCGACACCGACGCTCACCATCCCGTCCAACCTTATCCTCAGCGTCAGCGGACAACGCCGCATCAGCGAGCGCTGCAACGGCGTGCGCGTGGTCGGCAAAGGCGCAACCGCCAAAGGCGCACTGATATGGCGCGAAGGCACTGACCAAACCCCGGAAGCCGCGCTACGCGAACACGCCCTCTACACCGACGAAACCGCACACCGTGCCGCCGGGATTTATGCCCTATCCGAAACCGGAACGCACAAAATCGAGACCGTACAGCTACCCTGGGCAGAAAAATACCAACTGCCGCTGGCGAGCCTTGGCGCAGTGTGGGCATTCACCGAAGCGGGGAAAACATGGCAGGGCGTCATCAAGGGCATCCAGGTTGAAGTGACACTGGACAACAACGCACCGGTGGTCACACAAACGCTCACCATCGACCGCTACATGGGGGACTGATATGAACATCCGCCAGCAATTTGAGAGCCTGCTCAACCCCAAACGGCGCATGACCGCGAAAATCACCGGCGGCAAAGGCGCAAACGTATGGGTGGCCGAAACCCCGACCGGCGCTGTGGTCGTCCTCACCGGGCAAGGGCAAATCGGGCAAAACGTGTACTACAACGCCTACACCCTGGAAATCGAAGGCGAAGCTCCGGCGGTGACGTGGGTGGAAATCAAGGTGTGATCAGGTGCCGTGTGGGCGTTTCCTGTTTTTCCTCCTCAAATGAGGCGATGATGCGCTTGCTCGCTGTAGCACAATAAGCGGGTACCCTTGCAAAGTACCTATCCATCGCAATACCTATTGCGAATAAAAACGTCCCTGATAGAAAGATTAAAACTTCCATGATTGACCTCTTAATTTGTCGGGGTTGCGCATACTGCCCCGATGTGTCTATGATTACTGCGTGGGCAGTAATTAAGTAAGCTATTTGTGGGCTGAAATGTGGGCTCGGTTTGTGATGCGAAAATAGAAACCCTCTCATAACAAACTATTGCCGTTTTTATATCTTGCCTCTCGGGGACACCACCCATCATTATTATGCCGTCCAATGTTGTCTAGAAGCCGCTGTTAATTCAGCGGTTTTTCTTTATCTGCTGTCTTATCCTGCCTTACGCTGTCTTAGAACGTGTTCATAGGCTTCGTAGCAGGACTCCCAAGAAAGCCAAAACGACCATTTGCAAACTGGTACTCAACTTACGCCCGCAGTTTTTCCAAGGGACTATACTAGATTAGCAGATATGTTACCCTCCGAAAATGAAGATAACACACTGCAAATTAAAGAAAAAAGTACAGAAAGAATTACTCCGTTTTTTTGTGCTAGAAGTGACTGCACGTTCCACCGCCGATATTTTGGGTATCCATCCCAATTCGGCAGTCCTGTTCTACCGCAAAATCCGTATGGTCATCAGCCATCGTTTGACCTTGGCTGCCGATGAAGTTTTTGATGGTTCTGTCGAATTGGACGAAAGCTATTTCGGCGGACGTCGCAAGGGCAGACGTGGTCGCGGTGCGGCAGGAAAAGTTGTTGTCTTCGGCATTCTGAAACGCAACGGACGGGTCTATACGGTTGTGGTAGATAATGCCAAATCTGAAAGCTTACTACCTGTTATCAAGAAGAAAATCATGCCTGACAGTATTGTTTATATA